ATGCAGTACACCGTCGCAGCCCATGAGGGCGGTTATGTGGTGGCGCGCAGTCGAGGTAACGGAGAGTGGATAGCAGTCATGGAGCATGCCTCCTATGAGGTCTGCAGGCGCGAAGCCATGCGCCTGAATGCCGAGCAGCAGGCCAGGGAGCGCCTGGACGCGCATCGCGCCGCAATGGCGGCACTGGAACCTCGTCGCCGCCCGGTACGGTACTTTGAGCCGGATGCATTCGCATGAGAGGCCAGCAGTTCAGCGCGCATAGCCCAGATTGGGCCATGCACCGCATTGATGGCCTGCCGGTACGCTGGCAGCGTCGTCTGATGGGGCGTTGGGAGCATCTTTCCAAGACATGCACCAGCTATGACGCCAATACATTCATTCGTACCACGTCCGAACTGCTGGACAAGGTGCGCATTCCATTGGATGCCACGGACGCGGAAATCTGTGATCGCTCCATGGCGCTGGCCCTGCGCTGCTGCCAACTGGCAACCCTGTACCACGACGCCCGCACGTTGCGCGGTGCCATGGATAGGGTGGCAGAGGGCCAGGGCGTAGAACCGCCATCGCGCAAGCTCAAGAAATTCAAAGAAGATGGGCCAGCCATCGCCCGCATGGCCTGCCCGATCTGGTGGCGGCGCAAGCTGCGCGCCCACCATGCCCGCACGCTGGAGACTGCGGCCATTCGCATGGGCTACGTGAGCAAGCGTGAGCAGATCTATTGCAGCAATGAAACCCTGTACCGCATGCAGCAGCGCGACAAAGCTGCGGCGGCGGTGCTGGAAAAGACCATGGCACGCAATGAGCTGGGCCAGGAATTCAGCATTCAAGAGCTCAAGGAAAAGAGCGTTTCTAACAAGGCTATACGCCGGGCCGAGCTGATGACGCGCATCAGCGGTTTTGAGCATGTGGCGCGCGCTGCAGGTCATGCCGGCCTGTTCCTCACGATTACCTGCCCCAGCCGCATGCATGCCAAGCGCACATTCAAGCGCGGCGCGGTGGTGGTGGACAACCTCAAATACGACGGCACCACGCCACGCGAGGCGCAGCAATACCTTGCAAAGAAGGTATGGGCCCCCATGCGCGCCAAGCTGGCCCGCAAGGGAATCAAGCTCTATGGATTTCGCATTGCCGAGCCGCAACACGACGGCACGCCGCACTGGCATCTGCTGGTCTTCTGCGAGCCGCTGGCAGTGGCTGTGGTTAAAGAGGCTTTGCTTGATTACGGCCTGCGCGACAGCGGCGACGAGGCCGGGGCCAGGGCGAACCGCGTGGACTTCAAGCCAATCGACTGGAGCAAGGGCACGGCGGCGGGCTACATCGCCAAGTACGTCGCAAAGAACATCGACGGATACAGGCTGGAGCATGACCTGTATGGCACGCCCGCGCTCGAGGCCAGCGCCCGCGTGGAAATGTGGGCCAGGACATGGCGCATTCGCCAGTTTCAGCAGGTCGGAGGCCCGCCCGTGACCATCTGGCGCGAGCTGCGCCGCATTGAAGAGCTGCCCAAGGGCGCCCCGGCGCATCTGGTCAAGGCACATAACGCGGTCAACAAGGTGGCTGTGATCGAGGGCAAGGACTGCGCGTCTGTGGCATGGCACCACTACTGCGAAGCGCAGGGCGGCGTTTTCTGTGGCCGTCTGTACTCCATCCGCCTGGACATGCAGGAGCAGCAAGGGCTGAACCGCTACGGCGAAGAGAAAGCCGCGCGGCCCGTGGGCGTCTACACCAGTGGCATGGAGGAATGGACTCCCCCATGGATGGCCCACATGCACCCGCCTGCGCTCATTCCGCGCCGGGTGGAATGGTTTGTCGAATCTTCCCGCCATGTGTGGGAAATCGTCGGGCGCGAGCGCCCGGATGTATCGCGCGCGCTTCGCGCGCCTTGGACTTGTGTCAATAACTGTACGGAGGTTGAGAAAGATGGAGCTGCAGGGGCAAATGAAGGAAGCGCGGGAGGCATGGAACAAAGCCCCTGCGCACATCAAATTGATGGCTGGGAAGTACATGGAGCCGCTGTTGACCGTGCTCGAGTCGCTTTGCCAACGCTCCCATTCGGAGGATGGCGCGAGAACGATGCCGATTACCTGCAAGGGTATGAGCTGCAGCAGTGGAAACGGCGGCACCTGCACGGGCCGTGGGAGCGCAAGCCATGAATGACGTGTTCAAAGTGCATGAGCCTGCCCGTATCCGTACTGGGAAATACGCGGGCCTTGTCGGTACGGTAACGGAAACCGTAGAGGACGGAGGCCAGCAAACCGGCGTGCGCCTGGACATTCAGGGCGTGCGGGAGGGGGAGCCGGTCAACAAGCAACTGTGGTTCAAGCGTTCGCAAGTGGAGAGGAATACACATGGCTAAAGAAATCATCGGCACCTGCCCATGCCCTGAATGCGGCATGAGTGGCGCAGAAGTCAAAAAGACCAAGGCGGGGCTGGCCTATCGCTGGTGCCCTGAGTGCCATGCGCAGTACTTCCCGCGCTGCGAAGCCACATCGGCGCGACTGCTGGAGAAGTGCGGCATCAAGCCAGAGCCGGTACGGGAACGGGAACCGGAACCAGAAGCACCAAAACCCAGCTTGGCACCCGCTCCGGTACAGAAGCCGGAACCGAAACCGCAACGCAAGCCGGTTGCCAATCCTTTTGATTTCCTTTTGAAGCAGGCCACAGCATGAAACCCAGCAACACCGAAACGCAGGAAGTGGAGCGGGCCATTGAGGCCCAGAGCAGCGAGCAAGCGGCAGACTTTGCAGCGCTGCAGGCCATGGCCGGGCCAGAGCCAGGCGCAGAAGTCGACGCGCAGGAGCAGCAAGCGCCGCAAGTCGATCTGGCGCAAGAAATCGCGGGGCTGGTCCAAGCGGCTGTGGGCATGCTCTCGCCCATGTTCCCAAGCCTGCCGGGCATCTACACGCCGGAGGCCACGCAGGCAGCATCTGCAGCCGTGGCCGGGGTCTGCAACAAGCATGGCTGGATGCAGGGCGGCATGATGGGCCGCTATGGCGAAGAAATCGCCTGCGCGCTGATCGTCGGGCCGCTGGCCTTCGCCACTTACAAGGGCGTGCAGCAGGACATTGCAGCCCGTCAGCCGGTGGAGCGCATCGGAGGGCCTGATCTGTCGGCACCGGTTCCCGTAGCGGGGCCGGCATCGTCAAAGGCAGTGACCTTTGGCGCTCCGGTTCCGGCACCAGCATCGGAGGCCGTGGCCGCATGAAAACCAATGACGGGCAATTGGTTGTGATCGCCGGGGCTTCCCGCTCCGGAAAAACGGCCTGGACGCGCAAGCGCGTTGCCAAGGCTCGCCGCATCTGGGCCTGGGACCCAGAGGCGCAGTGGTGCGAGCTGCCGGGCTGGCGCAAAGTCAGCACGCGGGCCGAGTTGCTGGCCTGGGCGCAAAAGCCGGGAAATCAGAAAATTGCCTTCGTCGCAGGGGGGCAGCTCAAAGAAGACTTTGATTTCTGGGCCGGGGCCGTCATGTACGCCGGTCGCTATGTGCAGCCCCTGGACGCGGTAGCCGAAGAGCTGGCGGACGTAACCACACCCAGCAAAGCGCCGGGGAATTGGGGCATTCTGGTGCGCCGGGGTTTGAAAAGAGGGATTTCCCTGTACTGCATCAGTCAGCGATGGTCTGAGGCCGACAAAACCGCCTTCGGCAATGCATCGGACTTCGTGATTTTTCGGCAGTCGTCGGGGGACGATGTGTCCTATCTGGCGCGCAAGACGCGGGTAGAGCAGGGCGAAATCAATGGCCTTGTGCCGTTGCAGTTCGTGCACATGAATGCGCTGAATGGAGAAATTTTGAGGGGCAAATTGCGGTTTTAGCAGTCGTTTTGAGTACGGGAACGGGAACAGATACAGCGCCTTTTCGGGCGCTGTTCTTTTTTGTGCAATGGAGTCCTGCCAGCACGGGGCAAAGCCGTTGCGGCTGACCTTATGTGCAACTGTTCAACACGGGACGAAAAAATGAGTTCTTCGGAAATGACCAAGATCGCCATTGCGGGCGGCATCTTGTTTGCGGCTTACAAGTACGGCAACGGCCTGATCAAGGCCGGTGCTGTGGCCGTGGCCGCTGGCGTGATCGCCAAGCGCGTTCCCTACGTCAAAGACGTGATGTAAAGGGGAAGTCATGAGCGTCGGAAAACTCAACCGCTACGGCCTGCCTTTCTCCAACGTGGTGCCAACTGGCACCGCAACCAACCAAATCACACCGGGCCGCACTCTGGAAAACCTGCGCTTGCGCCTGGGCGGCACCACCTTCACCAAGGCCATGCTGCCGCTGATCAAGATCAAGGCGAATGGCAAGGTCATCATTGAAGCGTCCGGCGCTGAGCTGGACAAAATCAATGCCTACCGTGGCACGCCGCTGGATGCCGGTTTTCTGGACATTGCCTTCGCGGATTACCAGCTCAACAACGAATTCGATCGCATGGTGGGAGCGTTCGATACGTCCATGGGCATCAGCAATATCACCACGGAGGTGCAAATCGCTGGTGCGACAGCTCCCACGCTGCAACCCATCCTGATCGAGTCGGCCCAGCAAAAGAGCCGATCTGGTGAGTCCGCGCCTTATGCGCCGCTGATTTCCAAGCTGCTGCGCTATCCGTACAGCCAGGCAACGGGCGGTCGTCTGCCGGTCAATGTGCCATTTGGCCCGCAATCGGGTTCCATCATCAAGCGTCTGCACGTTTTTCACACTGGCAACATGACCGGCGCGACCGTCAAAGAAGACGGCCTCGTCATTCATGAGTCGGTGAAGGCCGAGAACGAATACGAGCAAAAGAGCCAGGGCCGCGTGCCTCAAGCCAATGTCTACACGCTGGATTTTTGCGTGGACGGAGCCGTGGGCAAGGCTCTGGATACCCGCCAAGCGCGTTCCCTGGAGTGGCTGTTCGACTTCTCGGCGGCTGATAACGGCGTGGTGCTGGTCGAATACCTCGACCCGCTGGGCAACCTGTAAGGGGTCGCCATGGATTGGGGCGACTGGGCGCAGCAGGTATCCGGCAGCCTGATCAATAAATACGCCGATAACAAGCTGGTGCAGCCCTACGAAATCCAGAAGATGCAATTGCAGGCGCTGGGCCAGTTGGGCATGTACCAAGAGGGTCAGGCCAGCATGACCGCTGGCCGTAACGGCCTCACGATCTCGCCCACGCTGCTGCTGATCGGCGCGGTGGCGATGATCGTCATCATGACCAAGGATTAAACATGGCAGGCGAAGCGGCAGCGGCTGGTGCGTCGGCGGTCAGTCCTTGGGCCAATTTTGCGGGCATGTTCGCCATGGGCCTGGGCAGTGCCGTCAACGGCACGCCAGGCATGGCAACGGGAACACAAGCCAACAAGACCGACAACTCCGGCTGGAATGTCAATTTCGGCAATGGAAACATCGACAGCGCGCGCGCAGAAGCGCAGGCAAGCCCCTTTGATGCTTACCTGCCCTATGCGGTGCTTTTTGTGGGGGCGATGGTCGTATGGCGCATGACCCGCAAAAACTGAGTTTGGTGCCTGGGGAGTGGGGGGACGATGCCGCGCATTGGCTGGGGCGTGCGCTGGCATCGGCAACCCTGCAAGACCTGCACCGGCAGTGGCAGCACGGGGCCAAGCTCTACCGCGTCATGCATGAGGGTGAATGCGTCGGGGCGTACCTGCTGCGCGTGGACAGCACGCCCAAAGGCCCGCAGGGCGTGATTGTGGCGGCGGCGGCAGAGCTGGACGGCGTGGACATGATTCAAACCTGCATGCCTGCCATTGAGGCCAGATTCTGCGGCGTGCGTTCGATTCGGTTCCATACCGCTAAACCGGCTGTCGCCCGAAAAATGGCCCGCATGGGCTACGGGCCGCAAGAGCTGATCTGCGTGAAGGAAATAGCGGCATGACAACGCGCCAAAAACTCTATGAACTCGGCATGCCGCTGGGCAATGGCGCAACGCGCGCCAAGCTGGGCGGCGGTTATGTCTGCGGCGGCGGCGGTGATTCGAGCAGCAGCCAAGCCTCAAGCACCACGGATAACCGCGTGGCGGTGCAAGACGGCGTAGGCCTGTCTGCGTCCAATGGCAATTGGATTGATGCCAGCCGAACCAGCAATTACGAGGCAACCACCAATTACACCAGCAACACCACCAGCAATGTGACCGTCACAGATGGCGGCATTGTGGATCGTGCGCTGGACAGCATCGACGTCAATAACGCAACCAATGCCGAAGGCTTTGCCAAGCTGCTGGACACGGCGGGCAGTTGGTTTACCCAGTCGCAAGGCCTGATAGGTCAGACGCAAAAAAGCGTAGCGGATGCCTACGCGCAAGCGCAGACCGAAGCCAAGGGCACCATTGATAACAAAACCATCATGGTGATTGCCGTGGCGGCAGTCGCCGGGCTGGCGTTCGTGAATAAGGCCAAGTAATGCGTACGCTATCGCAAATCGTCTATCCCGATCAAAGCTTTTGGCTGAACGGCACCGGGCGCTATATCCGCCTCATGGAAAGCGTGGGGCCGGTCAATCTGCGCGTGATTCGCCAGGGCCGCGTCGTCTATGACGCGCAAGCCGTGGAAGCCGGTTTCTACACCATGCCGGACGGCGGTTTTGATGCCGTCGAAGTCATGACGTTGGCCGGGCCGCAGTTGGTCAAGGTCGCTATTTCAGATGGCGACGGGGGTTATGACCGCTATACAGGCACCGTGAATCTGGCAACCGCCACGGCCATTGCAAATACCGGGCCGGTGCCCATTGGCGTGGCGTCCACGCTGCTGGTAGCAGCCAACGCAAAGCGCAAGGGGATTCGCTTTTTGAATAGCGGCACCACCATCATTTATTTGGGCGGGGTCGGGGTCGATCTGGTCAACGGCTGCTTGAAGATCGCGCCCGGAGAAATGCTGCTAGAAGCCGAAGCGCCAAGCGCTGCATGGTACGGCGTGAGCGAAGGCGGCGCGGGCATCGTCAAGGTGCAGGAGCTGATGGTATGAGCTTTATCTACAACGCCGGGACAAGCGGCATCTACAACGAAAGCGATGAATTTATGGCGGGTCAAATCGCATATTGCGCGGCGGGCGTAATCCCGTCTGGCTGGCTGGAATGCAACGGCGCAGCCATCAGCCGTGCAACCTATGGCACCTTGTTTGCAGCCATCGGCACCAACTACGGGGCAGGCGATGGCGCAACCACGTTCAACCTGCCAGACCTGCGCGGAGAATTCCTGCGCGGTGCTGACCGTGGGCGCGGTGTGGATGCGGGGCGTGCCATTGGCAGTGCGCAGGGCGATGCAATCCGCAATATCTCCGGTTCGATTACAACGGTGACGAAAACCAGCGTTTTCGAGGGTGCGGCAGGCGCTTTTACAGGTTCGTCCAATAAAAAATATGCGAATCTGCCATCCATTGAAAATCCTGATTCTCCTGTAATTTACCCGCAGACAGCGAATTTTGATGCGTCAACGGTCGTCCCAACTGCAGCAGAAAACCGCCCGCGAAACGTGGCCGTCCTGACCATCATCAAGTACAGCTAATCCGGGGGCCGCATGAAGCAAATCCACCACTACAGCGAAGCAACCGGCGAATACCTGGGCAGCAGCGATGCCTTTGAAAGCCCATTGGAGCCAGGCGTTTTCTTGATTCCGGCCTTTGCCACGGACATTGACCTACCCGAATTTGAGCCAGGCAAGGCGCTGGTATTCAAAGACGGCGCATGGACGCTGGTCGATGCGTAACGCCTACCTGATCGCAGCCGCTGGTCTGCTGGCCGCTGGTGCCTGGGTCATGTACCGCAGGCAGCAGGAGGCCGTCGATACGGAGGAGGGCAGCGATTGGGGCGGCGACACCTGGACGGACATTGAAAGCGCGTCCAACACCGTCACGCAAGGCGCGGCGGAAGTCATAGATAGCCTGACGGGGGGCAGTTTGAAACTATCCAATATGAGCCGCGTCACAGCGGCAGACGTGGCACATCCCAATGTGCGCGCCTTGCTGCGCGTCATTCGGCGCGGGGAGGGCACGGCAGACGAGGCCGGATATCGGCGCATCTTTGGCGGCCAGCTCTTTGAAGGCTTTGCCGATCATCCGCGCATCAAAGTCACCAAAGGCCGCTACACCAGCACCGCAGCCGGCGCCTATCAGGCACTGAGCAGCACATGGGACGAAACCGCGCGAATCATGGGCCTGGGCAGCTTTTCGCCGGCCAATCAAGACAAATTCGCGGTGGGCCGCATCGCTGCGCGCAATGCACTCGAAGACATCAAGGCGGGCCGCTTTGAAACGGCTATCAAAAAGATCGCATGGGAATGGGCCAGCATGCCGGGCAGTCCGTACGGTCAACCCGTCATCAGCATGGACACGGCGCGGGCCGTGTACGTGGACGCGGGCGGCAGCAGCTATTAAGGGGCAGTCATGGCAGTCAAAAAAGATGAAATGCTGGTGCTGGGCTTGGCTGGCGTGGCGGTCTACATGATCGTCAAGAGCCAGGGCATCAACCTGGGCGCAGCCGCCAAAAAAGCCATTGGCGGCACGGGAACCGGCACCGGCACTGGTGCGCTGGTCATTGGCAAGTCGCCCGCTACCAACTACTACAGCCCATGGTTCGGAATCACGGGAAACACCGGATACAACTTGTTTGATGGTGCCTTGGATAGCCTGGGATTCGGCGCTGACAACGTGACCGTGGGCGGCAACAAGGGAACCGGCACCGGCCTGGGCCTGTCGCTGGATAACTCCGGCCTGGGCATGACCTATGGCGGCGTTGAATCGAACGGCTGGAGCCTGTTTGGCGGCGGCGCGTCCGGGAGCTGGTAAGCCATGAAAACCCAGAACCTGTACCTAGTCGCAGGCGGCGTCGTTGCGGCGGCGCTGGTCTGGGCCGTCACAAGGGCCAGCAGCACCAGTGCCAGCAACGCGGGGCAATACATCGGCGGGGCCGTGATCGATCTTGCCGACGGCGTTGTGTCGAGCGTGGTCACAGGGGTCGGAGAAACGGTTTTCGGCATTCCAAAAACCAATCTGACCAAGTGCGAGCAAGCGAAGGCAGAGGGCCGGACATGGGACGCATCTTTTGACTGCCCAGCCGGCGATTTCATCAAATATCTGTGGAACTGAGGGGGAGACTATGGGCAAACTTTTGAATCGACTGCGTGAGCCGTCCACCTGGGCGGGCTTGTCCGTGCTGGGCGTCCTGTTCGGTGCGCCCGAAGGCGCTATGGATGCCGTGGGCCAGATCGTGGGTGGCGTGGCAGCTCTGGGCGCGATCGTGCTGGCCGAGCGCAAATGAGCCTGGAAGAAATGCGCCCCTTGATGGCGTTTCTCGCGCCCGCTGTGGCCGTGTATGCAGGCATACGGGCCGATCTGGCCCGGCTCAATGCCAAAGCAGACCAAGCGGCGCATGCAGCGGATACGGCACACCGCCGGATTGATGATTTAACCAAGGGAGGCAACCATGGCAAAGAAACGCCGCACGCCAGCGCGTGACAGCAAGGGCCGCTTTAAGAAGAAGCGCTGATGAAAGTGCCAGGATTCATACCGGGGCCAGCCGCGCTGGCCCGTGAGGCATTGATTGTGATGGGCGGGGCCATCATTGCAGCGGCAGTCATTGGACAAGTGCCTGCGCTGCGCGACTGGATTAAGAAACAGTGGGCCGGGACTCCGAACCCTCTGGGGCCGGGTTCATGAAAAAGCGCTAAGAGGTTCGGGAACCGGGGTAAGAAATGGCTCGTTGGCACTGCCGAACGGGCCATTTTTTTCGAGATAGCGGATTCGGGCCTCTAAATTCCCCACTTTTCTCCCGAGTGATTCACTCAACATTTTGTGCGTCTGCATCGCATTAAACAGCTCGCAATCAATCGTTTGCTGGCCGTAACTCGATTCCCAAAATAAAGCCAGCCGCACGGACTTGGGAGCCTTGTCGGTCTTTTTCCAGTGGTAAATCGTGCGCTCCGAAACCCCCAGATATTGGGCAAGGCGGCGCGGGTGTGGGTTGCCAAGGTGGGGCAAGAGCTGATTAAACGATGGCAGCGATTTGGGGGCGAAGTGCAGCATATGGGCGGGGGCGTAGTGGAGAAAAAAGCGATTGAATCCATGCCCGTAAAGCCGCGCAACGTGCTGCCAGCATCTGATAGATACGATGTATATTATGTTAAATAGCTTGGCCGTCAGGTTCAGGGCCAAGCTGCTGAAACGTAGATCGCTCCATTTTGTATAACGATCGCCCGAACGTCATGTGATGTTTCGTGCACCATCTCAAGCCAATCTCCCCCACCTCCACACGCTGCTAAACGACATCCATGGCGATATCGACCAGATAGCCCGCCACCTCGGAATCAGCGCTTCAACGCTTCGCAAGTACCGTGCTCAAGGGCAAGCGCCACGCTCTGTGATGCTTGCCCTTTTTTGGGAGTCCACCTGGGGCCGCATGACAGCCGACGCCGTAGCCTTCAACCACGCAGCAGCACACGCCGCACTGGCTGAAAGCCTGAAACGTCAGAACAAGCGCCTCATGCAGCAGATCGAGCTTCTGGAGGCCGAGCTTGCCCAGACCGAGGGCCACGCAGCCAATGCACCCATCTACCACTTTGGATAACGCTAGCGGCTTTCCTTATCGGCCGGCTGCTTTGGCTTTGCCATCTTTTTGTCCATCTGCTCTGAAAAATGCTTTATCCCGTCGAAAGCTATCTTCACGCGGATAGCGTCGTGGGTGATCAGTGCAGCCAGCACGCCAATGAAAACGCCCAGGGCTAGCCTGAAAACGTCTAGCACTGGGGTTCGCTCGTCTTTTGTGAAATGTTGCGTCATGGTTCCCTCCTGTTGCCGGAGTTTATCCAGACGCTGCAGCGGCTTCGCCGGTTTGTCTCTTAGGACACGGAGCGAAGGCCCGATCTTTGCCGGAAGCGCGCCACGCGAGCCAGCTCCATGTAACTGCGGGAGGTTCCGCATGCAGCCAGGTCGGTGTGACTGGCAATGCCTGATCGACGGTTGACATCAGGGGCGCGGCCCCCGATACCCCCAAAGAGCGGAGTAGCCAATGCCGCGAGCGGACGGCGGCACAATCACGCGAACAGCCGCGCAGGCGCGTCTGCATCGCGTGGGTGCCGCCTATCTAGCGCGACTCGAACACGGAGCGCACCTGCGCATTCCGCCTTGCCAGCCCCTGGCTGTAGCTGTCCTGCTGGACAAAATCGCCGCCCGCCGAATCCTTGCGCGGCTGCGGATTCGCCTGAGCAACAACTACCGTATTCGAGGCAGGCAGCCCATCTTTGGCCCTCAGTTGCTCTTGCGTTGTCTCAGGCACACGCCCTGGAAGGTCCAGCGGCCACATTGTCGCAATCTGCTGCCAGCCGCCCAGCGTCAAGCGCACAGACTGCCCCACCTGCATGACAGATACGCCCATATCGCGCAGCTGCATGAGCTCCAGGCGCTCAGTGACATGCGAACCGCCGTCAACCCATTCGACAACGCCCTGAGTCTTACCCTGAAACACGATCAGGCCGGCGAGCCTGATGCGCGATTTCTCCGTGAGCTGGACGAAATACTTTTCTTGAGGGCTGCGCTCGTCCGGTGGCGGTGGAGCCGGTGCAGGCTTCGCCTCCGGCTGATGGCTCACAGGCTGCGCTGGCGCGGGCTTTGCAGCCGCTGGTGCAGCAGCTGGTGCAGCAGCCTTTACAGGCTCTGGAGGCTTGAAAAACGCGTAGGTTTTCCAGATGCCAACACCGCCAGCAACCACGGCCAGCGGGAGCCAGAACGTGAAGAACTGCGACGACCAGATGGTCGAGCGCTTGTCCACCAGATCGCCTGTATTCGTGTCTTCTGACACATGGCTCGCGTAAGTGCCGAAGTACTTCTTGTCGTACTTGCGCACCTTGGTCGTGATCTTGTCGTACTGGTCGCCGCCCTTGCCCTTGTACACCGTGCAGCTGTACCGCGAGCCAGTACCCAGGCCCGTGAGCTTCAAGAACACCAAGCGCTGGTCAACACGACGCCGGAATAGCGCCAGGACGTCCGGCAGCGCCTGACCCATCAGCAGAATGTCGATACCGCGATGCCCGTGCTCAGTGACGAACTGGGTCAGCTCCTCCGAAGCCTTATGCCGATTGGGCCACCAGTTCTGCGCTTCATCGAACACGTGCAGCGCGTTGTCTCTAGTCTTCTGCAGCCACGGTCCATCCTTGGTCTGCTTCCACTTGCCCTCACCCTCTGACACGTTACGCATGTCATCACGCGTCAGCGGAAACAGCAGTTCTCGCACGCGCTCTACGGGCAGCTCTGCCGCTTCTGCGATCCGCTCATGGTTCAGGCCTTCGATGTACGCCACAACCTCCCGGCCCTTCTTGAGCGCCGGAATGATCTGGCTAACCATGGCCTCATAACTCTTGCCGGAACGCGGCAACCCCTCATGAAAAATGATTGCCATGGCTTACCACTGGAACAGAGTTACGACCTTGCGCATGAACCGGAAGCTGTACCCAGCCCCCACCACCATCAGCGCCTGCGGAATACCGGCCTGTGACGCATAGAACAGCACCGCGCTATCCATGCCACCCCAGACCGACGAAAGCCCGCCCTGCACCCATTCAGGCACCGGGATAGCCGTCAGCAGCGCCACGAAGCCGGACACGACTCCATCGAACACCGCAATAGCCGCGTCCTCTACGAAGTCCCACAGCGACGAGAAGACTTTGGCAACTAAGCCAAGAAGCCATTCCGTGAACTCTTTCAACATGGCACACCTCCCCTATTCGAACGCGATGCGGAACGCCATGAACGACGCGATGACCAGCAGAACGCCCTTGATGATCAACATGGCATCCAGCGCGAATGGCTGACACATAAAGTCGAAAGTCAGATCGGCATTGATGTACGGGATATGCCAGTTAGACACAGGGCACGCACCACCCGAAGCGACGTTGAAAAAGCCCGTGAATGCGCCGCCGATGCCCGAGCCTCTAAGGTCTGTGCTGGCCTTGCTGAGAACGCCCGCGAACGTCTTTTCTTTGGCCGTGTAGAACGTCTTTCCATCGACGTTGGCAGCAGCACCGCCGCACCCTTCATCGCTGGAATTTTTCTCGCACTTGCCCTTTTCCTTGTCTCCGTCCTCTTCACCATCCTCTTTGCCGCCGCTTTCGCCTTTACCGCCAGACCCACCGACACCGCCATTTGTGACCGTGTTTGTTGTCGTGGTGCTCGTGGTTCCACCCTTGCCGTCACCCTTAGTGACCGTCACCGTGGTTTCTGTCGTGGTCGAGCCGTCTGCATTTTTTTTGACCGTGGTCGTGGTTTCACGGTCGTTGCCCTCGCTGTCCTTGTCCTTTGTCGTTGTCTTGGTTGTCGAGGTCTGGTCTTTCTTGTCGTCAGGCTTTGACGCGGCAGTATCAGCATCCGCACCCTTAGCGCAGACGGTCTTGCCCTTGACCTTGCCCGCCACCTGACCCTCGCCGCAGGTATCAGGCGGAATCTCTGTGACTGGAATACCCTGCCCCACTTCGGCAGCAGAACCCGAGCATTCTTTGCCCGTCTGTATGTACTCGCCTTTAGCGTAGTAATGCTTCACGCCACCAACCAGTGCATTGCCCGCAGGAAACTCACCGTCAAACACCGTTTCACAGCCACCGACGCAAGCCATGATTGCCGGGCCGCCATCCGTGTTTTTTCCGGCGTCGAAATAGCCAGCACTCGATGTATTACCGAAGCGGCAGGAATTCACTTTTTTGCAGGACTTTCCATCCTGCTCATAGCCCGGATTGCAGCCGCACTGATCACCTGCAAGCGACGAATTCGGAGCCGTGCATAAGTAGCCGAAGAACTCATATACCAGCACTCGCAAAAGATCGTTCCCATTGCCATCTTTGTAGAAGCAGGCCCAAGTCTTATACGAATACGAAACAGCTTTTGTCTGCTCAGTTTTCCACGTGTCATCGCACGCCTGCTGTGCCGTCGGGAACTGCCTATCCATAGAAGCGCCATAGGTCACCCCGTAATCGGCAGGCCATGACGCATGCGCACCACCGGCAAAGAACGGCAACAGCACGAGCACCAGCAGACGCAGAAATTTAGACATGCCACCACCCCGCGATGACAGCACCACCACAAACGATTCCACAGAACAAAGCGAGCATGAGCCACATAACAAAATGGCCCGAGGTTTCCCCCGGGCCTACCGTTTAACGGCCAATCATCCCCAGCACCTTGTTGGCACCGTACTTTGCCGCCGTGGGCAGCACCTTGATAGCCGCGACCGCCAAAATCGCAGTCACCACAGTTGCCAGATCGATAGCGCCAGTCAGCGAAGAAAAGTCCATGTTTATCTCCCGAGGAAACGTAGTACCGCCCCGGTAGCCCACCCCGCAAGGTAGCAACCGACCACAAGAGTGAAACCCCACAACCAGGCGGCACCGAATTCGGCAGCCGTGGGGAATTTGATCGCCGTAACCATGCCGATTTCGGCACCAGTCACGAGCACAACCGGACATAGCTCCAACGACTCTGGCGGCACCTGCATAGGCACCACGACGCCGTTTGAGAACTCAGCGCAGATCAATTGGCAACCTCCGCCGTTTCGGTATCGAACAGGCCGGGAAGCCACTCGAATGGCCCCCCGACGTTTTTAAGCCTTCTGGGCGTTGTCCTGACGCGCACAAATCGCGTAAAACCGCCGCCCGTTGGTACGAACTCAGACCGTAGGAGCTCGCCTGTCTCAGCATTGAGATAGCCGCCTCCCGGCGCAGGTCTGAACTTGTCCCTGATCGAAGCATTGCCCTGCACATACGCAGGCCACAGAACCCAGCGACGGCAACCGCGGCCAACTTCATCAAGCCCACCAACACCACTGATCCGAGCGCCATGCGGAAACTTCCCTTCTGATGTGCCTTTGCTGGCGTACTTCATGAGGTAGGCAACGGGATGCGTTGCGCGTACCCGGTTTGACATGCCATGCGTCCACATAGGCGCTTGAAATGCGCCCTTCTTCTTCCAGGCGCTATCTGGCTTTGGAGGGGTCAGGCCGTTGTCCAGCCAGACGCAAACGTGGTAATGGATGACGCCGCGCTTTTGCAGCTCAGCGACCCAGACATAGCGAACCTTTTTGCAGCCGGTGCGGCTGTAATGCCACTTGCGCAGGCCATCGAGATAACGGCTGATGTGCTCTGCCCTCCAGTCGCGGTTTGTGCCGCGATACGTCAGCGTGAGCATCCAAACGCGTTGGTTTTTCTTGCCCAGGTTATGCAGGGCTTTGGCCGAGATACCCACGCTCTTTTGCATGCGGGTAATGCGGGCCTTTTGGTGGTCAATCTCTATGCTTTCGGAAGCCAAGAAATCAACAGCCGAAAGACCTGAATTTCCACTCTTGCAAGTTGTTGATAGTGAGACAAGCCCGCGCGCTTCGCGCGCTGCAGTGGCCTCAGCGAGCAGCGCGGCCATGCGGGCATGCTGGACGCGCGCATTGGCCTCAGAACGGGCCACGTAGCGCGCACGAGCAGCCTTCATGCGTGGAGAAACGCCCTTGTATTCGACGTGCGCCCAGGGCTCGAATTTCGACTCATCGAATTTGAATGGGCCCTGCGGCAGGGCTTCGACTCTCTCAATCCAGTTGGTCATCACCGCACCCCAACTTCGATCAGGTACACCGCATGACGACGCAAAGCGCAGTGCGCTTGGTAGCACTGCTGGTCGTAGTCGGGCGGGAGGTTTTTGCGAGCTGGCGGGAAGTCCAGCTCATGAGCGCGAGCGCGCAGATAGTCGAGGTATTGCGCCCCATTGCTGGGAGCGAACTTGAGCCTGTCAGGCACGGGAGCAATGCGGCCAATCTCACTCATGCGACCGCCGGAAAACGAGTGATCACCCAGAGGAAGACCACAAAGCAGAAGCCTACAAACGAATTGCAGGCGACCATTGCAAGGCCCAGAAGCGCGAAAGCGAGATCCAGGGGAGCCATCAGAAGCCCTCCCCACCGATAGCGTGATCACCGGCCCAGAACGTGGCCTCGCTGTATGACACAAGGTCGGTATCGACGTGCAGAGTAACCGTCACGCGGTCTGCCTTGACGCCGGGGGGCTGGTGTTCATTCCATGCAAAAAGGAGCGCCAAAAGCGCCCCTTGAGCCATGGCCTCGCGTGCTGCGGTTTCCATGGCAGCCCCTTAGACCTGTGCAGGCTTCGGAGTGGATTGCGGCTTGACCAGCCGAGGACGCACGGTGATATCGCCGTTGCGGGAAACCTCGATAGAGCTGGGGGCCAGGATGTAGTCACCAGCCGGATAGACCAGCGGATTACCCTGGTCATCCTTGTCCAGGATGATTTCAGTCTTCTCGGGGTACGGATTGAGCTTCCCGGTGCGGTCAAACGTGTGCACGTATGCCGTCTGGAAGTAGAGGTCGTATGGCTTGCCAGAGGTTTTGCCATTGCCGCGCATGTTGCGGGTCTCGGTCGACGTCACCGAAATTTTGATCATGTTGATTTCCTGGGTTGCATCACAATGTGTGATGAAGCCGGACGTTACAACATGTGATGCAGAAATCAAATAGGATTCATCACATGTCGTAGCGTTATCACAACATGTGATGGAGAAACTATGCAAACAACCATGGAACTGCTAGAGGCAGCCCTGCAAAAGAAGAATTCAACCGAATGGGCTGCACAACTGAAGCTCAGCGGGAACGCACTTCGCACAGCGAAGCACAGAGGAAATTTGAGCCCTGCAATTGCTGGGGCCCTGGCCGAGGAACTAGGCGAGGACCCACAAAAATGGATCGTGATTGCCGCGCTGGAAAGCGAGCGCGAAAGCGCGTGCAAAACGCGCATGGTGCGCAAGTTTCTAACGGGCGCGGCCCTTGCTGGAACGCTGCTGGGTGCAAGCGGTGCTGCTACTGCTGCTGTAGCAAACGTGGCTCAAGCGGCTGACGGTTTGTATATTATGTTTAATCACAAATGCTCGGCGTAGTTGTAGCACTACGCCCTTTCGCTGCCGCTCTCCCAAGGTTGGGCATGCCGAAAACTAGGTGATGTTTAGAGCACCTTACCCTGCACATTTGCCGCATCTGAAATACATCCTTGATGATCTGCGCTACAGCGATGCACAGCTCGCTAGGCTTCTAGACCTCAAGCCAGCGACCATCAAAAAATATCGGCGCGAGGGGCAAGCTCCACGCGCCGTTCATTTGGCATTGTTTTGGGAATCACGGTGGGGAATTTCGACCATCGACGCGATCGCCTTCAATCATGCAGCGGGCAACTACGCACTAGCCGAATCACTCAGTCGCACAAATGACAGGCTTGTCAAGCAAATCTTGACCATGGAAAGGAGCTTGCGAGGCATAAAACCGCACCCGCAAACGCTCCAATTTTCCAAATCGGCTAGCAACTGATACGAAATTGGCGGTCTCGGGCTTCTTTTCGTGCGGCCCTGACGTCATCAAGCTTCTTCATCCCGCATGCATTTACTCGGCACTCGGCATCAAGCACTCGAATCTGCTGCTCAAGCATTTGGCATTCGCTCGGAGTTGAAGAAGCAGATCGAGAAGCCACTGGAACGACTTGCTCAGCAGCTATGGCGTGGGCTTTATCTCTCTGCTGTCTGGCGATTGCCACCTGCTCTTCCCAAGATACGTGGGCAGGAACACGTGCAATACGATCCATAAAACGGCCGTTTGCTGAGCACGGCACACTCTCCCATGTGAGTCGGTCTTGAAAGTCTTTACAGAGGTAGACTTCCTTTGTCTCCGACCTATCAACCGGACTGCTGCTCTGTTGCACTATCTGTTGACCACCCTCGCAGGGTGCATTGCTGTAGGTATTTCCACATCGAAAGATCTGGCCTGGAGATTGCGCGCGGGGTGCCTCAGGAGCTGTAGCTTTTGGCGCAGCCACAGTTGGCTCAGGCGGCCTAACGACAGTTCGTTGAGAAGCCGCCCCAGAAGGACCCTTAAGAAATCGCAGGATCTCAGACTGATACCTGCATGCAAGTGCGGCGATTAGAAGCACCGAGATCGTGAGAATGAACTTCCCCAGAAAGCTCATTTCACTGCGGCCACTCGTGAATGGATTATCACGAGGGTCTCTTCTGGCATTCAGGTTCTCGTCGTAACGCTCTCTCCAATAATCTCTGTCTTGTATTCCCATACATCCCCCTCAGTCGGGATCATAGGACAGAGCGCCTCTACCGGTTTTCAGCGTTGGCTAAAAGCGCGGCGGCATCTCGCCATAGATTTCCATGAACCTCTTATGCGCAGCAGCATGGGCATTGGCGCATGTCAGCGTCATCTGATCTGCCTGACATGCAGGCGATGGCCTGTATATCTGCTTCCATGCCGCCCGGATATCTGCCTCATGCTGCTGCCTTTGAGCCGCATCAGCAGCTCGCAGCCCCTCTCTTGCGGCTCTCTCACTTGCAGCGGCCTCACGACGCTGACGCTCTTCTTCAGCTTGCTTTCGTGACAACTCCGTTCGCTGCTTCGCTTGCTTCTGCATCTCGGCAGTCGCCTGCCGAAGTGAATATTCGACCTCCCATGCCATGTATTTGGTGTAGGCCAGTGCTGCCAGAAGTCCACCAATGAAGACGCCTAGTGCTATCTTGAGCACGTCAACAAAGAATGTGCTTTCCTTCTCATCGGCCATATAACGAGCCATAACCACTCCCCTCCTCTTTTCCGAATCATAGGACAGGGGTGCTCCCGCACGACTCCCCCAAAAAAAAGAGCACTCTTCGGTGCTCTATGTTCTCGCCGCACGCCGTCAGCTGCCCGTGACACATCGCGCCCAGCACCATTCCCCGGAGTTTTCGCCTCTTCGGCCACGCTAAATCAGGAGCGGCCAGCGGCCTTGTCCTTTCTCCGGGGGTATTCATAAAGCTTCCCCACTCCGAAACGCCATCCTGATACCGCTAAAGGCACGGCGATGAACTCGGGGGCACAGTGCAAGCAAGGGACAGTTAAACGGGTAGCAGACAGTTGACGACCCGGACCTGAATCTAGTGGCCCGGTACACCAGAAAGGCGGCACATCATGGCAATCGCAGCAAATTTCAGGAAGTATGCAGAGGCAATGGCGCAGCAATTGGTGCTGCCTTTCGGCCGTCCTGTCTGGAACACATCGTGCCCCAAAACGCGTCTCGGCCGCGAGATCCGCTCATCCATCACCAAGGCCATGAAGGTGGGCTGCCTGATTGAATACCCGGCAGTCCCTGCAATCCGCCAGTGGTGGAAAGATGCTCAAACTCACGCACGAGCTTTCATCAAGTTTCCAAAGGAAGGGCAGCTCAAGCTTAGCCTTCTGAAGGTGTCTCACGAAGTCATTGGCAGCAGGCTCTCGTCTAACCACGCGGGGATCAGAGCTCTGTATCTGCCCCTATTCATATACAGCTCCTAACCTGCTGGCAAA